CGCGATCGACCACGCCAAGAACCAGAACCTCAAGACCGTAACTCTCGAAGTGCCGGGGCATTCCCCCGACGCCCGGCATATCTACGAGAAGTTGGGCTTCAGGGAGGACAAAGCAAAGTCCGAACCCTGGGACCCGGTCTGGGGTGGCCTCACAGCCATGGAACTGAAACTTGACACCCGGACCAACCAGCGAATCAAGCACGGAAGAGACCTTCTCCGAGACTTGGGGATCGGGTAACTCCGAGCCATATTTTCAGAGAGGAGGTGACTCATGGCAGGTTTGCTCAATCGAATGAGCGTCGGGATCAAACACGCTTGGAATCTCTTCCGAGACGGTGACCATCTCGAAGGTCTCCATTCCCACGATCGAGGGGTCGGTTACTATGCCGCCCCGAACCGCGTTCGCCCCAGCTTCGGGGGCGAGAGGTCGATCATATCCTCGATCTACACGCGGCTCAGCATCGATGTTTCAGGTATCGACATCAGGCATGTTCGACTGGACGGCGAAGGCCGTTATCTGGAAGACATCGCGAACAGTTCCCTCCACGACTGTTTGACGGTCGAGCCCAACATCGATCAGGGACCTCGTCAGTTCCGCCAGGATATTGCGATGACCCTGTTCGAACACGGCGTAGCCGCGATCGTTCCGGTAGAAACCGACGTCGACCCGAATATCACGCAGGGCTACATCATCAAGACCATGCGTGTCGGGCGAGTTGTCGGCTGGTTCCCGCGTCATATTCGCGTCAATCTTTACGATGACCGGACCGGTGAACAGAAGGAAGTGACCGTTCCGAAGAAGATGGCGGCGATCATCGAGAACCCGCTTTACGCGGTGATGAACGAGCCGAACTCCACCTTGCAGCGGCTTATTCGTAAGCTCAGCATGATGGACTCCGTCGACGAGCAGTCGAGTTCCGGCAAGCTCGACATGATCATCCAACTCCCCTACGTCATCAAGTCCGAAGCTCGACGCCAGCAGGCCGAACAGCGTCGGAAGGACATCGAGTTCCAGCTCAAGGGGAGCCAGTACGGTATCGCATATACCGATGGCACCGAGAAGATCACACAGCTCAACCGTCCGGTCGAGAACAACCTCCTGAAGCAGATCGAGTTTCTCACTTCGCAGCTCTACGCTCAGCTTGGTCTGACTGCAGAAGTGATGAACGGCACGGCCAATGAAGCAGCCATGCTGAACTACTTCAACCGTACGATCCAACCCTTGATTCAGGCCGTCACAGAAGCCATGAAGAGATCCTTCTTGACGAAGACGGCTCGAACCCAGGGGCATTCGATCCTCTATTTCCGCGACCCGTTCGCCCTGGTTCCGATGGAGCAGGTCGCCGAGATCGCCGACAAGTTCACGCGCAACGAGATTCTCTCCGCCAACGAGATTCGACAGGGCATCGGCTTCAAGCCGTCCAAGGATCCGAAGGCGGACAAGCTCATCAACAGCAACATGCCGCAGCCCGATCCGGCTGCCAGTTCTGGAGATCAGAGCGAGGAAGGTGGCGACGATGAACTCCAAAGCGGACTCGACGAACTGAACGGAATCGTCAACGAGATGTTCGCAGATCTGGGGATCGAAGATGGATGAGACTAAGAACCGCATCATCCACGAGTACGACCCGGTTAAGCGGCGGGAGTACTACCTTAAGAACCGACAGCTCAAAGGACATGTCCCTAAGGCTGTCACTCCCCTCAAGGTAACTCCTCCTCGATCAGCGGTAAAACCGGCGCCGAACCGGAACCAGCGACAAGAAGAGCGTAGGCGCAAGCTCCAGGCTCAAGTGGACGCGCTCAAGGCCCGTCTGCAGAAGCTCCGGGAAGCCCTGGCCGAACTGGTCAAGGCCGCCAAAGCTCGTTCTGGCGTAAAGACCCCAGCCAAAAAGCAGCCTTCGAAGAAGGACGCCGGTAACGGCAAGAAGGCAGCTCCGAAGCAGACCGCCAAGCAGAAAGCTGATGCTGCTGAGCGGTCCAAGGAGTACTACGAGAAGAACAAGGACCAAGTCCTTTCGGATGAGGTCAAGTCGCTGACCGCGAAGATCAAAACCATTCAGGAGCGGATCGCCAAGATGCGCAAGACCAGCTCCGCCGGAGCTAGCAAGAATTCGAACAAGAAGTAGAAGGGAGACAGTCAAAATGGAAGCAGATTTCGGCGGCTGGGCCACCAAGGCTGGCCTCAAGTGCTCCGACGGCCGAACCATCATGCGGAACGCCTTCGAGCACATGGACGGCCTCCAGGTTCCGCTGGTCTGGCAGCACAGCCACGGCGATGCCTCGAACGTTCTCGGCCACGCCATCCTGGAGAACCGCGAGGACGGCGTCTACGCCTACGCGTTCTTCAACGGCACGACCAAGGGCCAGGAGGCCAAGGAACTCGTGCGTCACGGGGACATCAAGTCCCTGTCCATCTACGCCAACAACCTGGTCGAGAAGGGCAAGAGCGTCATCCACGGCATGATCCGTGAGGTGAGCCTCGTGCTCGCGGGCGCCAATCCCGGTGCCGTCATCGACTTCGTCCGGCTGGCCCACTCCGACGGTTCGTACGACGACCTGGAGGACGAGGCCATCATCCACTCCGGCTTCGAGCTGGAGCTCGGCGTCGAGACGGACGAGGACGAGGACCTGGAGCACGCCGACGACGTGGTCGACGAGGAGACGTCCGTCGGTGAGGTTTACGACTCCCTCGACGACGAGCAGAAGGAAGTCGTCCACTTCCTCATCGGCAAGGCCATCGAGTCCCTGAAGACGGACTCGGCCGCGGAGCACAACGACAAGCCCAGCGAGGGCGACCTCACCCACAAGGAAGGAGCCGACGACATGTCGCGCAACGTGTTCGACCAGAACGCTGCCACCAAGGGCGGCGACAAGAAGCACGAGCTGTCCCACGAAGACGTCAAGGGCATCGTCGCCGACGCCATGAAGGGTGGCTCTCTCAAGGAGGCCGTCGAGGCGTACGCCCTCCAGCACGGCATCACCTCGATCGAGACCCTGTTCCCGGACGCTCAGTCGCTCCAGAACACCCCCGAGTTCAACAAGCGCCGCACCGAGTGGGTCCCGGGTGTTCTCAACGCCGTCCGCCGGTCCCCGTTCGCCCGCGTCAAGACCCTGATGGCCGACATCACGATGGACGAGGCCCGCGCCAAGGGCTACATCAAGGGCAACTTCAAGAAGGAGGAGTGGTTCGGCGTCACCAAGCGGACCACCACCCCCACCACGGTCTACAAGAAGCAGCAGCTCGACCGGGACGACATCGTCGACATCACCGACTTCGACGTCGTCGCCTGGATCCGTGGCGAGATGCGGATGATGCTCGAAGAGGAGCTCGCCCGCGCCATCCTGATCGGTGACGGCCGCGACGTCGGCAGCGAGGACAAGATCCGTGACCCCGCCGGTGCGTCCGACGGCACGGGCATCCGCTCGATCGTCAACGAGCACGAGGTCTACGCGACCACGGTCAACGTCAACCTCGGCGCCTCGAACGACAAGTGGCTCTCCGCGGTCGAGGACATCCTCCGGGCCCGCCGCTTCTACAAGGGCACCGGCCAGCCGACGTTCTACACCACCAACCAGACCGTCGTCGAGATGCTCCTCACCAAGGACCTCCAGGGCCGCCGGTACTGGAACTCCAAGCAGGAGCTCGCCGCGGCGCTGATGGTGTCCGAGATCGTCGAGGTCGAGGTCATGGAGGAGCTCCCCGACCTCCTCGGCATCATGGTCAACCTGGCGGACTACAACGTCGGTGCGGACAAGGGCGGCGAGGTCAACCTCTTCGACGACTTCGACATCGACTACAACCAGTACAAGTACCTGATCGAGACCCGCATCTCCGGCGCGCTCGTCAAGCTGAAGTCCGCCCTGGTCATCAAGAAGACCGTCGCGTCCAACGTCCTGGTCGACCCGATCACCGAGCCGACCTTCGTCTCCGGCACCGGCGTCGTCACCATCCCGGCGCAGACCGGCGTGGTCTACAAGAACGCCGACACCAACGCCACCCTCACCGCGGGTGCGCAGTCCGCCCTGGCCGCAGGCGCGACCCTCCGTGTCCTGGCCGTCGCGGCGTCCGGCTACTACTTCAAGACCAACGCCATGGACGAGTGGACGTTCAAGCGTCCGTCCGCCTAATCAGATAGGCGGGTCCTAGCCGTGAATCGATTCTACGGAAAGGTGGGTTACGGCGTATCGGTTGAGATCAGACCGGGTGTGTGGGAGGACCAGATCCAAGAGTTCCCATATTTTGGGGACGTGGTTCGGAACTCCCTCAAGACCAGGGAAGGTCAAAGTATCAACAACGA